TTCGTGATGACCGTAGTGGCGTTACCAACAGAAGTCACGCCGCCTGTTAAGTCAGCGTTGGTAACAACCGTGGTGGCATTACCAACAGAGGTGACCATGCCCGTTAAGTTGGCGTTTGTGGTGACTGTGCCTGCTGTCAAACCCGCAGCCGTGCCGGTGATATTTGTACCTACCAAAGCTGACGGAGTACCCAGCGCAGGGGTTACCAGCGTAGGGCTGGTAGCAAAAACCGCTGCGCCTGTGCCGGTTTCATCCGTTAGGGCTGTGGCTAGATCGGAGGAACTAAACGACCCCAAGGACGTAGCATTACCAACCGAAGTTACCGCACCAGTTAAGTTAGCGTTTGTGGTAACCGTAGTGGCGGCGCCAGCGGTCAGACCCGCAGCGGTCCCCGTAATGTTTGTACCAACTAGCGCTGAAGGCGTTCCGAGATCCGGTGTTACCAACGTAGGGCTAGTGGCAAAGACAGCAGCGCCTGTGCCCGTCTCATCCGTCAGGGCTGTAGCCAGAGCAGAGGAGCTAAACGATCCCAACGATGTGGTGTTGCCTACTGAAGTTACTACGCCGGTTAAGTTGGCATTGGTGACAACAGTCGTAGCGTTCCCGACAGAGGTAACCATGCCCGTTAAGTTAGCGTTTGTAGTGACTGTGCCAGCAGTCAGACCCGTGGCTGTACCCGTAATATTTGTGCCAACCAGCGTAGTCGGCGTACCGAGATTCGGGGTAACTAGGGTAGGGCTGTTAGATAAGACAACGTTAGTTGTGCCCGTTGAAGACGTAACGCCCGTACCGCCGCTAGCTACTGGGAGCGTACCGCTGACATGCGTAGCCAAGCCAATCTTGCCGTAGGCGGGGGGTACTCCAACACCGCCGGAAATCAGGGCATTACCAACAGCCGCATCTGACAGTTTAGCTAGAGACGTAGTGGTATTCGCGTAAACCAAGTCGCCTACAGCGTAAGAGGTCTGACCTGTGCCGCCAAGTGGGGCTGAGACGGGGGTAAACCCTGTAGCCAATGAACCTGCTGCAAGTGCCCCCGTACCTGTAAGGTTGGTGTAAGACCCTGAGATACGACCCGCTGGCAATGTGCCAGAAGTAATATTCGATGCAACCGTAGTGTCCGTTGTGGCAGAAGCCGCCAGACCAGAAACTGCCGCAGATGTAATGGCAATGCCCGTATCGGTAACGCTAGTTACCTGCCCTTGCGCATTGGTTGTAAACACAGGGACATTAGAGGCCGAACCGTATGTACCCGCCGTACCCACATCAGAAATATTGAACGTGGTCGATGGGTTTAGATTCAACCCTGTGCCGGCCATGTACGTAACCGTGGCACTAATCTGCGCAAACGTAATCGCGGTAGTGCCAAACGTGATCGTACCCACAGTGTTGCAAGCGTAAAGTTCGCCTGCGCCGGTATCCCCGGCCTGAACGTAAAATGCATCTCCTTGGCCGAGGGCTACGGGGTCGTTTACTGCGTATGTGTCAGCATCCGTGGCACGGGTCATGACCCAGTTAGTCGAGCCGTCTCCAACCGTGGTAACCGTATAAACGCCGTTCTCAAACGCATTGGTCTGGCTGTAGATCAGCACCCGCTTGGTCGTGGTCATTAGCACGCCGTCAATGGTCAAAGCCACTTGCGTGCCTGCATTCGTCAGCGTAGCACCAACACCGACTCCCGCGCCGCCCGGCTGGTTGTACGTAGCGGTCAAGTTGCCAACAGTATTTGGGGACTCCACGTACACAGGGTCGTGATAGACGATGCCCTGAGCCGCAACAGTGTCAACATACGTCTTGTTTACTATGTCCGTACCGGCGGATGGCGTGGTGGAAATAGTCCCGGCAGTCAACGTTAGAGATGTTGCTGTCAGCGTATTAAAGATATTCTGAACTGGGTTTGTACCCGTAGAGTCCAGCCACACTGCCCGTTCCGAGGGGTATGTACAGATAACTTGTTTCGTACCCGCAGAAAATACAACCAATGCGCCTGAGTTGCTAGAATCCAACACCGTGGTTCGGGACAGGGTAGTTCCGCTCAGTGTGTATGTGCCTATGCCTGTTTCCCAGTCGCCAGTGATTGCATCAAAAACTGCATAGTATGTTGCGTTACTGTTACCGATTACGGCGAACGACTGGAAACCGAGCACTGCTCCGCCAAGAGTCATGGTCCCTGTGCCGACTACCCCAGTGGTTTCTTGTACGCGATCTTTTAGAACTAAAGCCATTTTTATTCCTTACACCCGTACAGGGTCCCAGTTTGGTGTCGATGCGGTATCCGGCGCGACCCAGTTGGCTTCCTGTGTAGTGGTTACATTTTGCCAGTTTGGAGTCTGTGTGTCATTAAGTGCGGCCCAGACTAGCGTATTTCCTATTTGGACATAAAGCTGGATTCCTACAGGGTACACAGCAATGGAACGGGACGTTGATATTGAATCAATTGCCGCCGCCGCTTCAGCTACTGTAGCTGTAAATGTGTTGCCTGAAGTAAAAACCGCTGCGCCGGAACCTGTTTCTACTACAAAACCAAAAAGTACATTGGCCCCCGTCGATACGGCTATGCCAGAAGCTGCCTCTAGTACTGAAGCCAGTAAAACTGCGCTGGCTGTTGGGGCGCTAGAGGTAATCCCGTTTTCATTCACGCTTGCCAACATTGTGGCTATAGCTGTCTGGGTGCTCTCGGCTGCAATGGCCTCTGCTATAAGCGCTGCGAAAGTAGCTTGTGCTGCTGCGGAATCCGAGATAGACCCGTTTTCATCCACACTTGCCAACATTGTGGCTGTAGCTGTTGGGGCGTCGGAGATAGCTCCGTTCTCGCCCACGCTGGCTAGCATTGTGGCTATAGTAGTCTGGGCACTCTGGGTGGCAACAATTTCTGCGATAAGCGCTGCAAAAGTTACCTGCGCTGCTAGGGTGCTACTTGCAGCGGCAGTCTCGCTGCTGGAAACGTTAAAAACGCTGTTGGCTACGTTAACTGTGTCAATACCAGCACTGTTTTCTGAGACGATTCCACCAAATACGATGGCCGTGTCTACACTATCTACACCGCTACCTGTTTCCGCTACTGTTACATCGTAGGAAACCGCGCCCCCGGCTAATGCGCCAAAGGGGGTTTGAGCAAATGCAGCGTAGCCAAACACTCCGCCGCCTTTACGTAGCGGTCAGCGAGAAGGTGTACGTAACGTTCAGTGTATCGCCACTAGCTACCGGCTTATCACCCGCAGTGAAGTCGCCTGCTGAGAATAAAACCCCCGTTGTGCCACTTGCTACTGTGCATAAAAACGCGCCGGCAACGGTAGCTGTACCGCTCATTGCAAACGACGCTGGCGCTGCTGAGTTTGAAATAACGGATGGGTTAGCCGCTGTAGCTGCGCCGAATACAACTTCTTTACGTGACCCGGCATACACAGTGGTTTCAGTCCAGCCTGTGTGTAGTGCGAGTGTGTCACCAGCAGCGAACGTGGTACCAGAACCGGGGCCAGTAACCAACCCTAAGAACATCGCAGCCGTATACGCGGAGCCTGTAAAGTACTGGGTGTTCATGTCCTGCACGCCCTCGTTCATCACAAGATTGTGAAATGTATCAGACCACTTGACTTTACCGTCAGCGCCAACACACTCGACAACGTACATCCCACCAGCGCCAAGCGTCTCTGTGGAATTTGGGTTTGTGATAAGACCCGCAGTAACGGTGTCTTTAACTTGGATGTTTTCAAGATTAGGCATGGGGGATAGCTCCTGTTTAGCTGATTCGCACAATAGCACTGTTTGCAGTTGCGGTGGGGAAAATTATTTGGAAGGTGTCGTTAAAAACCGTCTTGTCTGCGCCAAAGTCCAGAACTGCGACAGATCTGTTGCCATTTGTGCTGTTATAGATGAGAGCGCCGCGAGCCGTAAACGAAGCCGCTAACCACGAAGCAGTAGCAAAACTGATGTATGCTGTTGGGATACCGAGCGTGTTATTGCCGGAAACCGGGGTTACGCTTATAGTTAAGATCTCCCCACCGGCTGTGTACCCAGACCCGGTAACCTCTTCGGTTACGGAGTAGATAGGTGTGTCTGCATTAAGGGTTGCTGCTGCTGTGTATAGGGCTACCTTAAAAACATTGGGTGTGGTTGGGCCAAAGTTATGCAGTGCCTGAAGTATCTCCACCTTAAAACTGGTGGTTGAAGTTTGTGCAATGGTCATGTGACTTTAATCCGTACTTGTCCGTTGCGGTAGGCGTCTTGACGCTCCATACCATCCCCCAGACGTTTAGCAAGAGCCAGCGCTTCATTGTACTTAGTATTGTACAGCGTGACCATATCAGCCTCACCCTTCATGTACGTGTACGCCTCAACTACGCTGCCGTACAGTAACACAGAGTCGAAGTTGTCCCCGAGCCACGACGAACCCACAAGCGTAATCGACTGTGGGTAGTAGAAGTAGTGCATTTCAACGCCGTAATTAGCGTCTGGTGTGGGTCCAAGCAAAAACGCAAGATCGGTTAACGCGAAAGACTGTGCGCCAAACAACGCATAGTACTGCGGCACGCCAACGGATGTTGGTTTTGGGTATGCCTGCCGAATCAAGTTTACGTCTTTGTTCAGCAAATAAACATAGGAGCCATCGGCCAAAATAACGGCTATTGAATAGGGCGCTAAAAAGTCAGCTGGGCAAGCCAGATACTGATTGTTTGCCGTAAGACTGCCCTGTATGTTTTTCCGAAGCACAGGGAACTGCACAGAGTTGTATATGCGCTGTTCAGCTTGCTCAATGAAAGTGTTGATCTGCTCCAAACTCGACACGACAGAGCCGTTTGCCAGATATGTATCCGGGAACTGATTTTCAGTATAAGACTGAATCGCCGCAGTAAGTTCAGAGTAGTTCATGTTTACGCCATTGGTCCGCGAGCCATCAGACCCTTAGTAGCTGCGCCGGTACCACGGATTTTAATGCCTGAAGTTTTGACTTGTTCGTCACCCGCCGACTTGCTAATAGCGCCAACACTCGTGTCGTATGTATCAAGCTTGCTATGGTTTGGGGCTTTACCCGGATTGGCTTCCACAGTCAC